GTTCCCCCTGCCTCTCTGATTGCTCCAAGGGATGAGGTGAGGTTTGCCACCCTTTTGTGAAGGTTGTCCTCAGGAGGGTCATCATTGGCTCTACAGACAAACTTTATTAGAGGAGAGGTTATTGTGTTGCCCACAAAGAAAATGGAGTTGAATTCATAAAGAGGTGACAAGACAACTGTTGATTTTTCCCATGATGTCCTGAGCCCGAACTTGGCGTCAACAGAGTCCTTGATTGTCCTAATCCTCTCAAGGACCCTATTCACCAAAATAGGATTGGATCTCGGGCTGTGCTTCCCAGGGCAGAGGGTTATGAGAATCCCTTCATCATCAGATGAGACCTGGAATGATGTGATGGGTGTGAAGCCTATTGAAGAGATCTCCTTTTCAATGAATTTCTTGAAAACATGGAGCATTGCAACATGGTAGAGGCTGCTTGTGTAATGGAGGATGCCTTGGAGCATGTTCCCGTGGAGTGTGATGTACGTTGAGCCCTCTTTCATCTGTGGAGCCTTCTCAAATCCCCAGAACACCTGGCGGAGCTTCAGGATGACTTTGTCGACCATCGTTGAGGATTCCCCTTTCATGAATTCTCTGAAGACAGTCTTTGGCATCTCAACTCTTTTATTGCTCATGGTGTTGAGAGTTCTTGATATGAATGGGAAGAACTCCACAGGTGTGAGGTGAGACAAAAGGCACGCAAACATCTTCATCAGGAAACACTGGCACCAGGTGGTCATGTCCATGGACATCTTAATGGTCAGGCAATCATTGGGGCTGTAGGATGCTTTGACTCTCCTTGTGTGCCTTGAGACAAACTTCTTTTATCTTTTGGCTTTGTCAGACACTCCTCCTCTAGATCTATGCATATCCCTGTACTTATTGACTCAAGAGCCGCAAGCCTCAACCTTGACGCCATGTCTAGAATGCTAATTTCCCTCACTCCACCTATTTGATATTTCCTAAAAATGCTGACAATGATGTACCCCTTGAAGAGCTCTTCAGTGTTGTAAAGGCAGCCGAGGGATTCCATTAGCATCACCCCCATGAG